CTCTGATGTTAGTTCTAAAGCGACTGGCTTGTTTCTTCCAGGTCAGACCGGATCGTTTGCGCTTATCAGCTCAGGCGGTAACGCTATTGTTGAGATTACGAAGACTTCGCGGTTTGCCATAACACCTTCAACGTTAATCCCGTCGTTTGCTTTTAGCATTCCGACGAGAACGACGCCATGGTTAAATATGATGGCCGCTTTTAGTCCAAGGATCTTTTCTTTAGTTAAAAAATTCACTTCTTAACCTCAAGGACATTAAAATGTCATTCACTCTAACTACACCCATTACAGGTGGAGCTCAGACGGGGTTTACAACTCCGACGTATACTATTGTGACTGATACTGCGCCCAGTAATACTGGTAAGCAGTATGCGGTATCCGCCATTGGCGGAACGCAGGCTGGTGTTGACACTTCGTCTTCACCAACTCGGCCATTTACCATGACATTGTCTCGCCCACCTGTCCTTCGACAGTTGCCAGCACTCAATGCCGTGACCGGTATACTCGGGAATGTACCTAAGAATGTGTACAAGATACTATGTCGCAAAGGTGTCACATGCCTTACGAACCAGGTACCTCAAATTGCTACTGTAGCAGTTGAGATAGCTGTTCCAGCTGGCTCTGACATCAACGATGCAGCTAACTTGCGCGCTATGTTATCGCTCGCTATTGGTTCGATCAATTCGATCTCAGCCAGTATCGGGGATACTTCGACCACGGGTGTCATCTGACATTTCGAGGTTATTGTATCGTGATAACTATTTCGCTTCTACTTTGGGTAGTAATACTCAAGATAGCGGCGGTAATCTTTCGCTTGTAGTAATACACGCTTCAGAGATTATAGGTACATTCTAGGAGACCTCTATGGGCATTCGTCCTGAAGTTCTTTATAGAACTGTTTGTTCTGACTTGCCAGATTTGGGATTAGGTTCACATGAACCTGTCCCTCCTTCTGGTACTTCTTATAAGCAGTATGCTTCGGCATACTTGGCTCACTCGATTATCCGTAAATGGATTCCGAGTGAAACAAGCGATGCTGATGCAGCTGCTCTTAAGTCCTTTACGACGGCTAATACCCGGTGTAGAGATTGGAAATTACCCCGATTAGAGTGTTATGATGATTCTCTGGTCTATGGAGCAATCCAGAAAACCTTAGATGACTTTTTTCACCCTCAAGGTAAGCCTTTGCTTGAACGATTTTACGACCTTAATGAGGTCGCGCGTCCAGGTCCAGGTGCTGCTCTTGGCGCAGTCGGAACCTCGTATTATACGAAGTTTTTCTGCTCTAAGATCACTTCCACGTCAGAATACTTATACCAAATGTATAAGCACTATTGTGAGAGGATACCGAGCCTTTCCGATGCGGAATGCCAACGCTACGAAAGTTTTGGAAGTCCTTCCATAGTGAGCGGTAGCAGATCGTGCTTCGTTCCTAAGACGGCCAGAAC